GGCGACCAAAAACACAAAGAGGATTGCTTTCATATTACGATGACTTTGAACAAGTTAACATGAAACAAGGTAATTGGCTAGTGCTAGCTAGAACCAAGTTTATGCTAAATGATTTAGAGGATACACTATACTCTAAAGGGTTGTATTATCAGAACAAGTTTAAAACAAACAGAGAACAAGACTTGTACACTGCTGTAAACGATTGGGAAAATTTACGTAAAGGTGTGGATATTAATTACGACCAAATTAGTAGGATATCATCTTACATGTCAGAAAAACATTTTGAAAAAAATTGTTTGAAGTACATGGACAAAGATGCAAGACACACCATGCAAGGTTTACGAGAGAGAATGTGGTTGAAAACAAATGACGTATGGTATAATGCTTTTGACAATGCTCCTCAAAAGAAAGTTAGATATATTAGAAGGATGAGAGAAAACGGTGAGAAGTTAAACTCTACTCCAAGAATTACTCTGTCTACAATACACGGAGTAAAAGGTGGTGAACAAGATAACGTAGTTCTCTTAACAGACCTATCTAGAAACACACAAAGAAACTACGAACAAAATCCTGATGACGAGAATAGATTATTTTACGTTGGTGCAACCAGAGCTAAAAATCATTTACATATCATCAGACCAAAAGACATTTATAAAGGATATAAAATATGACAGACATAGATATGTTTAAAAAATTACACCCACAAGATAAGCAAATAGGTGGATCACATTATAAAAATTTTTACATTCAGCCGTACGAATTTATTTCTAAAAATAATCTTTCGTTCTTCCAGGGCTGTGTTGTGAAATACGTTTGTAGATACATGAAGAAGGATAAGATAAAAGATTTAGAAAAGATAATACATTACTGTGAATTAGAAATTAAAAAGATGAAGGACAAAAAATGAAAACACCCTTGTTTAAACCACAAACAGAGTGGATACCGCCAACAGACTTTCCTGATTTAAGAAAGTATGATGAGATTGCAATAGACTTAGAAACAAAAGATCCAAACTTAAATGAAAGAATGGGATCTGGTTCTGTTGTAGGTGTTGGTGATGTAGTTGGTATATCATTAGCTACACACGATTGGTGTGCATACTATCCCATAGCACACGAAGGTGGTGGTAACATGGATCGTAAAATGGTTCTTAGTTGGTTACAAGATCAACTACGAACAGACTCTACAAAGATATTTCACAACGCAATGTATGATGTATGTTGGTTAAGAGCACTTGGTTTGCAAATTAACGGTCAGATAGTAGACACAATGATAGCTGCATCTCTTATTGATGAAAATAGATACAGGTATGATTTAAATGGTATATCAAGAGATTATCTTGGTAAAGGTAAAGACGAAGCTGCATTATACGAAGCTGCAAAGTCTTGGGGTGTAGATCCCAAAGCAGAGATGTATAAGCTACCGGCTATGTACGTTGGATCTTACGCAGAGCGTGACGCCCAACTTACATTGGAGCTTTGGCAGGAGTTTAAAAAAGAAATAGTGCACCAAGATATACAAGACATATTTGAAATGGAAACTAAACTGTTTCCTGTTCTTGTTGATATGAGATTTTTAGGTGTACGTGTAAATCAAGATAGAGCTGCCATCGAAAAGAAAAGAATGGTTGAGGAAGAAAAAAGATTATTAGGTGGTGTATACGCAGAAACAGGACAAGAAGTACAGATTTGGGCTGCAAGATCTATTGCAAAAGTATTTGATAAACTTGGTTTGCCATACGATAGAACAGCAAAGACACAAGCACCGAGCTTTACTAAAAACTTTTTAGCCAATCACCCACACAAGATTGTACAAGCCATCGCAAAAGCAAGAGAGATAAACAAAGCACATACAACATTTATAGATACAATACTTAAATACTCACACAAAGGTAGAATACATGCAGAGATAAACCAACTACGTGGTGACAGTGGAGGTACGGTCACAGGTAGGTTTAGTATGAACAATCCAAACTTACAGCAAATACCTGCAAGAAACAAAGACCTTGGACCACGGATCAGAAGTTTATTTATACCCGAAGAATATTGTAAGTGGGGATGTTTTGATTACTCACAACAAGAACCAAGACTAGTTGTACACTATGCAGCGTTACAAGGATTTTATTCTGTTGAAGATGTTGTGGATGCATACAAACAAGGTGATGCAGACTTTCACAAGATCGTAGCAGATATGGCTGACATACCTAGAACACAAGCAAAGACGATCAATTTGGGTCTTTTTTATGGTATGGGTAAAAATAAATTACAAGCAGAGCTTGGCGTAAACAAACTACAAGCTGATGAATTATTTAAACAATATCATACAAAAGTGCCTTTTGTTAAACAGCTTATGGATGCTGTGATGAGTAGAGCACAGCGTAAAGGTAGGGTGAGAACTTTGCTAGGTAGACTATGTAGGTTTCATTTATGGGAGCCAAACCAGTTCGGTATCCACAAACCATTGCCTCACGATGATGCGCTCGCGGAACACGGACCAGGAATTAGAAGAGCATACACATACAAAGCTTTAAACAGATTGATACAAGGATCTGCAGCAGACATGACAAAGAAAGCTATGATAGATTTACACGCTGAAGGCATCATACCACATCTACAAGTACATGATGAGTTGGATATATCTATACTAAATAAAAAAGAGGCTGATAAAGTTAAGGAAATAATGGAGTCAACTGTCACTCTTGAAGTTCCTAATAAAGTAGATTATGAAGAAGGAGATAATTGGGGCAGTATTAAATGAGGTTAAATTATGGCATATCTAAACGCAAACATACCACCGGAGTACGCACAGATAAGAAAGGAGTATCTTTATGACCTTAAGAAACATCATGGAGAAGTTGAAGACTGCATTATCTTTGGTTTATCGGCTATTACAGGGCGTAGTATCCTTTTTCATTGTATTATGGAAAATGGAGCTATCTTCTATCGTCTCCCGATATCTGCATTC